AACAGAATTTCATGTAAATAAAATAACATATAATCCATTTATTAAAAATTGGATAATGTGTGTAAGATACAGAACTAATATTTTATGGTGGTATCAGATTTGTACTAGAAGCGGAAGATTGATTGGAAAAGAACATCAAGCAAAATGTAAATATTCAAAATTTGAATGGGAAAAAGTAAACGAAAAGGAAGGTATGAAAATATGAAAAAAGAAATTTTAATTGTAATAGGAATTATAATATTTATTATTTTAATAACATTAATATCAAGCATAACGACAGTTGGAACTGGATTTGTAGGTGTTAAAACAAGATTTGGAAAAGTACAAGATACAGTTATACAAGAAGGATTCAATTTTAAAACACCTTTTGTTGAAAAAATTATAAAAATAGATTGCAGAACACAAAAATGTGAATATGAAATGGAAGCTAGTTCAAAAGATTTACAAAAAATATCAAGTATAAAAATTGCAGTAAATTATAATGTTGATAAAGGAAAGGCAAATGAATTATATAGAGAAGTGGGAACAGATTTTAAATCAGTTCTAATTGAACCAACTATATTTGAATCAGTAAAACAAGGAATGTCACAATATACAGCAGAAGAATTAATTACAAAAAGAAGTGAAGTTTCAAGTGTTATAGTTAAATTATTAACAGAAAGATTGCAAGATAAAGGTGTAATGATTACAGCATTAAATATAACTGATTTAAGTTTTTCAGCAGAATTTGACAAAGCAATAGAACAGAAGCAAGTAACAGCACAGCAAACAGAACAAGCAAAATATGAATTAGAAAAAGCAAAAGTTGAAAATGAAAAGAAAATTGAAAATGCAAAAGCAGAAGCAGAAGTTATGAAACAACAAAATCAACAGATTACTGAAAATACATTAAAATTAAAAGAATTAGAAGTGAAACAAAAAATGATTGAAAAATGGAATGGACAACTTCCAACTACTACATTAAATGATAATATATTAAGTTTATTCAATACAAAATAATAATCTAAAAGTAGGTGAAAAAAGTGGATATATTTAGAAAAAAGAAAATTAGAAAATTGCTTAATGAATTAGAAGATGTAAATAATATATTAATTCAAGAAAGATGCAAAACAACGAAATTGCAAGAAAGAATAAATAATCTTGAAAAAATATCAACACAAACATTGGAAGAAAATCAAATACTTATGGAGTGGATTAAAAAAATACTTGATACATTTGGAACAATGGAAGTAAAAGATAGTAGAAATGTTCAAATACCAATATATGAACATAAAATATATAAAGCATCTGAATATGACAGAAATGTAATGGGATTATTTGAAAAAGAAGTAATTGAAATTCCAGCAATAACAATAATTAAAATGAGGTAATAAAAATGCAAATAAAATTTAATGGTGAAACGGAAGATATATCAATGATGTTAGTATCAGCAGAAAGATATGCATTAGGTAGAAGAACATATATTGTTCAATGGACTTGTGAAATTATAAAGAAAAATATGCATTTATTATCAGAAAAAGACAAATTAGTTATGATTAGAGATTTAGAAAATCCAATTTCATATGGTGATGAATGTGATAAACATGAATGGATGTTACTATTAAATGAATTAAGAAAGGAAAATGAAAATGTTACAAACAACAATGCAAGTAAAAATACATAATAACATATATAATATACACTTAATAAATAAAAATTCAAAGTATTTAGTTATGGATGATGGTGAAGTACATAGTGGGGTAACAGATTTTATAACAAAAGATATATACATAAGAAATGATTTAAATGACAGTTCACTTAAATATACTTTATATCATGAAATAACACATGCATATATTGAAAGTTATGGATGTTACAAATTGATTGGAATGATGAAATTGTTGCAGATTTCATTGCAAATTATATGATTGATATTTTTGAAACAATTGATGAAATATCAAATAAATTAAGAAGGGTGGTTATAAACTATGAAACCAATAAAAAGAAAAACAACAAACACAATTTTTAAAAGACCTGATTGTTATGATTTACCAGGTACAAGATATAAATATGAAGATGAAACACCAGCAATTGAAACATGTTGGGAACTAAATGATATTGAACTTGAAAAAATTAAGAAAAGTAGAAAAATATATATTCAACAAGAAGGACAAACACTTGCACCAATTGCAGTATCAGTAAATAGTGTGTTAGCTGATGGTGAAGAAGATGCCAAAGAATAAATATATTTATAGTAATAACTTACTGATGATGAATCCTTATAAAAAAGTTGAAATAAAAAGAAAAAACATATTTCAAAGAATAATATGTAATCATGATTTTCAATATTTAGTTAGAGAAAAAGCAGATGCAATATTTTTAAATCCAAATGGTGATGTAATTGAAATAATTTGTCCAAAATGTGGTGCTTCAAGGGGAACTATGTTTTGGGAGCATGAAGGAATGGGATACAAATGAGCGAAGCAGATAAAATTTTTGAAGAAATTGGTTATAAAAAATATGAACATAATATTTTTAGAGAAGGTGAAGAACCAAAGGCAAATGAATGGATTACACAAGATGAACCATATATTAAATATTTAGATGAAAAAGTAATCAATGGAACTTATTATTCAATGTTTATTATGTTCATGATGAATGTTAAAAGAATTCAAATTGGTGGATATGAAAAAGGTACAACACCATATGGAAAACATTATGAAAGAGTAAGAAACCCAATCTTAAATATGCAAGAAATAGAAGCAATTGGTTTGAAAGTAGATGAATTAGGTTGGATGAAGAAATGATACTTATATTAAAAGTAATAGATGCTGAAATAAATAATTTTATTGAAATATATCATCAAAGACCTAAATTCATAAAAGTACCATTATGGATTTATTGCAAAATTAAAAATACATATGGTTCAGCAGTAAAATATAAAAATTTATTAATTTGTGAAACAATAAGTATTTCACAAATAAACGAAATAGAGGTGTTTTAGAATGGAAATAAAATCAAATATTTTAGAAGAATATAAAATTAAAATTGAAGAATCACAAGGAATTAAGATGATATTTGTGTATAACAAAGATGACAAATACATTGGAACACTTAAAGATTTTGAAATGTATATTGAAAAATATGGACTTTCGCAAATTCAAACATATAAGGATAACAAAGTTTGTTCAATAGGATTTAATGAAAAAGAACAAAAATGGTATGGTTGGTCACATCGTGCAATTTTTGGTTTTGGAATAGGTTCAGTTGTGGAAGAAGGTTCATGTTGTGCATCAAGTGGTTGGACAGATAAATATTTACAAGAACATCCTGATGAAAATTTATCACTTCCAGTGGGATTCAAAGCAGAAACATTGGAAGATGCAAAAAGAATGGCAATTGCATTTGCTGATTCAGTTGCATAGAAAGGATTTAATATGACTATTTTAAAAATAATATTATGCTGCACAATTGGTGCAATAATAAATAATTATATACCAGCCAATTGGCAATATGTATGGGGATTTATTGTTGCAATGATTACATTTTTATCTAGTAATGATTAGAAAGGAATTAATTATGAAAAAATTATTAATCAAATTATTATATAAATTAATAGGATTTAAAGTATCACCAGCTACATTAGTTGATGGAAGTGATTTTATAATAAAATTTCATAATAAATTTTATATAATGACAGCTTTCACATTGGAACAAGAGCAAACAGGAAAAGAAAATTTACATATTACTTTTACAGATATTCTTTCAGTAATAGAAAATAAAAATAAAGAAAAAAGGTGGGATTATTAATGATTATACAATTAAGAGATGTTAAAGATGGTGAATATATAACAGAATTTGAAGTAGATGGAGATATTCAAGATGCAATAATGGTTGCCAATGAATTAACAAATTATGTTTATGATTCTGTTGAATATGAAAGAGCAAATAACAAAATGACATTTAATTTAGAAATCGATGTAATTGAAATAGAAATAAAAGAAGTAGGATAGGATGGTGAAATTAAATGTTAGAATATGAAAAAAATTTAACAACAAATAGAAGAATAGAATTATTTAATGGAATGATGAAAGATAAAATTTCAGATGAATTTTATAATTGGTTAATTCAAAATGGATTCTTCACACAACCAGCATCAACAAAATATCATAGTGCATATGAAGGTGGATTGTTTGACCACTCTTATGAAGTAACACAAATATTATTAGATATGACACAAAGATTAGATTTACAATGGACAAGACCTGAAAGCCCATACATAATAGGTATGTTTCACGATTTGTGTAAAATTGATAATTATTTAACAATTGTTGATGAACCAGGTGAAACAATGATGGGAACTAATGAAGTTAAAGGAAAAGAAGTTCATTTTGAATACAATCCAAATACTATTTTAAAAGGACATGGTGAAAAATCAATAATGTTATTATCCCAATTTATAGCACTTACAGAAGAAGAATTATTTTGTATTAGATTTCATATGGGAGCTTATGAAGGACAAGACCAATGGGATAATTATGATAAAGCAATAAGAAAATATGAAAATGTATTATTTACACACACAGCTGATATGTATGCAAGTAAAGTAAAAAATACATAGAAAGAAGGTAATTATGAATAATGGTGATTTAGTTATTTATGTTCCAAAAGATTCAAATGGAAACATCTATAAATGTGAAATAGGAAAAATTAAAAGAATAGATGGAGATTCAGCATTTGTTTATTTTCATTCAGGTGAAACAGCAAGTAAAACAAATCTTTCAGATTTGATAAAAATTGATAATCAATCATATATTCAACTTACAATGTTAGGTAAAAATATTACAGAAAAAGCATTGATTGCAGGATATTATGAAGAAGATAAAAGTTATGTAGTTGAATTACATAAGGATAAAATTAATGAAATATTAAAAGAAATATTTAATGCAAATGAAATTAAATACTTATGATGAAAGGAAAAGGTGAATAAAAATGGGATTTATAATTTGCTTATTTGTAGGTGTAATAATTGGTTATACAATAGCAGCATTGCTTGTTGCAGCCAAAGAAAATGATGAACCACAATTCATGGATGCTATAAATAATATTCAGAATTCATCAGGTGATTTCAAAGACAGTTTAAAAATTATTATGAATGCAGATATTAAATTTTATGAAAAAATGTACGACATTAATCACAATACATATTATTTAGGAAGAATTGAAGAATGTAAATTTGTGTTAATACTAATAGAAGGGAAAGAAAAAATTGAAATTAGGAAAAGCGAATCATGATACAACTTATTGTGTAAATGATAAATGTAGTAATAAGAAAAATTGTGAAAGACATAAAGAAAGATGGAATTTTGACAAAGATAAAAATTACTGTTTCGCTGAATTTGATGAAGCAAATTGTATTAGAAAGAAGTGTGAAGAATATGGAATCAAAATATAAACATGCAGAAGCATATTGTTTAATGAAATACAAATGTGAAAAATGTGGGAAAACAGAAATACTTTGGAATAGTAGAGATGGTGTAACACCTTTTATGATAAATTGTGAAAAATGTGATGGACATATGCAACATACAGATTGGAATGAAGATAAAAGAATTGTAAATTATATACCTAAAATTGGTCAAAGAGTTTTTATAGATATGCCTTTTGATTATTACAAGATATATTGTAGAGTAAGGGCAAAAATGATAAAGGAAAATGTTGAAGGAAATACAGACACATTACAAAAAATATATAACAATTTAATAACTGAATATAACAAAAAAGAACCTTATATTATAAAAATATGAACAGTTCTGAACAGTATTGAACAGTATTGAACAGTAGAAATGGCTCAAGGTAGGTTCAAGGTGAAATATAGTAACATTGAACCCCTTGGAACATAGTAAAATCAATAAATGTAGAGTGTAAGTT